ATTATCTACAACATCGCGCCGCTTGATACTCCCTTCATGTCTGGTTGTGGCAAGGCTACCGCTGATAATACTTATTTTGAGTGGCAGACTGATACAATCGCCAGTGGTTCCGCGAACCAGCAGATCGAAGGTGATGATGCAAGTGCGGATGCTCGTGCAGTACCGACTCGCGTTGGTAACTACACGCAGATTTCTCGCTATGTAGTCCAAACTACCGGCACTAACGAGGCCGTTAATAACGCAGGCTTTAAGTCTGCACAGGCATACCAGTTGGCTAAGAAAGCCAAACAGTTGAAACGAGATATGGAATATCAGTTGACCCGCAACGAAGCCCAGAATGGCGGCGCGGCAGGCACGGCTCGTAAAACTGGCGGTCTTTCGACTTGGCTTGCTACGAACTGGGTTTCAGGCAATCCCTCAAGTGGTTCGCCTGCGGCTGGCGGTTCTGGTACGTCTGCGCCTACCGATGCTACGGCTACGGCTTCTATCACGGAATCCATGCTTCGTGAAGTCATTAAAGACACTTACGAAGCCGGTGGTGAGCCTGACATGATTATGTGTAAGCCTGCTATTAAACAGGCTATCTCTGATCTTTCTCAGAGCGTGTCAAGCCTGCGTACTGCGGCAGACAAGGTGGCTCCGGCTCACGTTGTCGCGGCGGTGGACGTGTATGTTAGCGATTTTGGAACTTTTCAGATTGTACCAAACAGAAATCAATTCCGCGATCAGGATTTGTTTGTTCTGGATATGGACTTCTTTGAAGTTGCTTATCTCCGTCCTTTCAAGACGGAAACCCTCGCTAAAACTGGTGACTCCATTCAGCAGATGTTGATCGTTGAGTATGGCCTGAAGGTCAACAACGAAGCATCGTCTGGCTTCTTGGCTGACATCAAGGCGTAAATAGGTAGGGGGCGGGGAAACTCGCCCCCAATCTACTATGAATAAAGCAGAACAAAAGTTAGCAAAAAAACTGGGCGCGGCTCCTTCCAAAAAGAGCAAGCGTAAACCAATGAACTCTGACCAGTTACTTGATAAGCACCTTAATGATTTGAAAGATAATGGTGTGACTGGTAGAACAAACATAGGTGGGGTAAAGACTTACTGTGTCTAAGAAAGCAATATTTGACCAAACTCCGTACAGAACAACGTATGTGCATGAACACGCAGACGGTACTGGTACATTTAATACTGTTCAGGATGTAGAACCTATCCTAGAGCAGAACAAGAAAGAATACAATGCCTATGGTGATAAGAGGACTATGGGCAAAAGAGGGGAGTGGCATAAAGCCGCTTCTATCCCATTTAATGTTTGGGAGCGTTGGATGCAGGAAACTAACGGCGCTATTCAGAAGGATAGAAAACTGTTAGCAAAGTATCTCAACGATCCAGACAATAAATACTTTAAAGTAGCACCCACTAATATATAGGATATAGATATGAGTTACGTTGACATTAGCAATGTTTGGCGACCTTTGACAACGCATACGTTGTCAGCCACGACCACAAGTGGATCAACGGCTACCTCCGCTTTTGATACAGGGGTTGCGGTTGTAATGGTTACGGCTACTGCGGCTTGTTTTGTAGATTTTGATGGTACGCCTACAGCGACTACCTCGTCTACTTATATCGCGGCAAACACACCTTATTGGTTTAAGGTTAGCGATGCTTCCAAAGTCGCGGCTATTACCGGCACTGGAACCGCAACGGTATACATCACTGAACTAAGCAAGTAAAATGGCAATATCAAACTACAGCGAGTTAAACACCGCTGTTGCCAACTGGTTAGACAGGGATGACTTAACCGATAGGATACCAGAGTTTATTGCTCTGGCAGAAGCAAGGTTTAATCGCCTGCTTCGTGTTAGGGCTATGGAAACCAAACAGACTGCTTCCACGGTTGCCAGTCAGAGAAATCTCGCCTTGCCTACCAACTTCATACAGATGCGTAATCTACAGATAAACACATCTCCCATTACGTCATTAGAGTATGTTACCCCAGAAATGTATGATAGATTATATGGAGGCTCTGGCACTGGAACCCCCAAGGCTTATACCATCCTTGCTGATGAGATTCAGTTAGGGCCAATCCCCGCAAGCGCACAGACTATTGAGATGTTATTCTATAAGAGATTTGATGCGCTTACCGCCAGTGCTACTACTAACTGGATGATTACTAATGCTCCTGATGTTTATCTTTATGGTTGTCTACTGGAAGCGGAGCCATTCATTATGAATGATCCAAGGGTGCAGTTGTGGGCAACAGCCTTCCAACAGGCTATATCCGATATGCAGGAACAGGACAACAAGGATCGTCACTCAGGCTCCGCTCTTAGAGTGAAGAATACAGGTGCTAACTATTGACAGCCCCTATAACGTGGGCGGAAGCCTCTGCTCCGATATACTGGAGTAATATTGGAATAAACTGGAATAGCCCCGCTAAGACAGATAGTTCGTCTTACGGTGTTACTCTGGATAACGTCAATACAGGCATAGGAAATGTCATAGGCTCTACCTCGTTTGGCTTGAACCTAACCGCTACCAAGGATGGTACGCATACACTTGTAGGTGCTGCTAGTTTTGGAGTAGACACAGGTTATACAGGTTTAGGTGGAT